GGAGTCAACATGCAAAGGATGAGAAAAGAATCTTTGAAAAGCAGCAATATGATCTATATTATCAATCACTAAATCACCACTATCATCTGGAACTTCAAAATAGACAGTTGCAGTAAAATCTGTTTGTGGATGTGTATGTGTAACATTCCATGACTCAGGACCATTAATATTAGTCCACACTGCTGTGCATATAAGTTTAAATTTACCAGGTCCATACGCTTGTATAGCTTCACCTACATCTTTTGATAATTGATCTAAAAACTTTTTTTTAATACTGTTTTCTATTCTAATATAATCATTTGATTGAAAACCACCAACATTACTAATTTTTCTACCACCCAAAGTTTTAGACCATTCAATAAAATCTTTTTTTTCTTTATTTACAGATAGGTCTCTATTAGCAAGCATTCTTTCTACATAATTTTCTGCTTCTGATAAATCATCTTGTAATATTTTTAGAGCTTGCTCTCTTGTTATCTCTGTATTTTTATCAAACTCAAATGTACCTGTTGCATTAGTATGACCAAAACCTATAGTTAATACATTATTTTCATCTCTATATGCTTTTGATTCAAAACCTTCTAAGTCCTCAATGTGTTCGATTAATTCTTCAGTTAACTTCATTATGCTCCTAATGCTCCTGAACCTGTAGAATTAAGTGCTGTTGTAAATGCTCTTGACCTAGACCTCATCTCTGCTTCTCTGTCATTCTCATCTAGCTCTGCAGCATAAGCTCCTATTGATGTAATTTTATCTTCAAATCTTTGTCCTGCTAATGCAGTTATAAGTCCTTGTATTTCTTGTGCAGAACCTGCGTCTCCTGGAGCAGCAGTAAATTGTTCAGGTGCTTCTACAGAATAAACTCCTTCAGGTAATCCTGCTTGTAATCTAATTTGCTCTGTTTGTAATGCAGTTGTCTGAGCTTCTTTCCTTGCTTGCTCTCTAGCTTTCAACATATCTTGAACTTCTTGTGATGCTTCTTGTAATGCTTGATTATAATAAGAACCTATCATAGCTCTCTCGCCTTGTCTTATTTTTCTACCTAATATTTGTTCTGCCGCAGTTTCTCCATAGATAGCTGCAAACTCAGGAAAGAGTTGAACAGATTCTTCTATTGCTAAATCTGCTTGACCACTAGGTTCATCTTTTTTAACTTCTGATATAAAGAAGTTTCTAATATCTTGTGCTATTCCTGGACCTGCTCCACTAAGTGCTAACTGTACAGACGCAGAAGATGCAAGTGTTGGATTAGTCCTACCTTGTAGGTTTTGTACTTCCATAGCTTTACTTATAGCTGCAATAGTTCTTGAATCTAAAACTCCTGCATCAAAACTTCCTGGATACAAATACTCTGCTTCTACTAATGCTAATTGCACATTAATTAATTCTTCTGCAGACATACCGTTAAATAATCCATACTGCATACCTTCTACATACAAAGGTAATTTATCAGGTTGTGTTGGTGTGATTGTTCCACCTAAACCAATATATGGTAAATCTGATGGCAACATTGTCTGTACAAAGTTTAATTGTTCATCTGAAAAATCACCCTCTGCTAATTTTTCGTCAATATATTGAGATTGTTTTTCTTGTACAGATAAAGGTTTAAAAGTTCTTCTACCTTCTGTTGCCTGTATTCTTTCGTCTCTAGTTTCACTCTCTACAAAATCTGCAATTAATGGGTCAGGAGCAACTACATCTTCTATAATTATATCTTCTTCTTCTGCTTTAATTTCTGCAGCAGTCTTAAAGTCATCTCTAAAATCTTTAGCTAATCCAAAAAATGGATTATTATTATTTCTAATTTGCTCTAATGCAATAGCTTTTGCTTGTCTTTCTTCAGGTGTAGATGGCTCAAAGCTATTAAAAAAATCTATTAAAGCTGTCTGTTCATCTCCTATAGGTCTAGCTGCAATATTAGGAGCGCCTACTCTACTCATAGAAGCAGCGTTTGTTGTTTTTATATATTCAAGATATAGCTCACCTAATATAGTACCGATGCTTTTTTCTTCTGCCATTAAAATCCTAACTCAATGTTTTGCGTTGTAGCAATATCTTCATCTAATTGTCTTGATAATATATTAACCCATAAATGGTAAAAATCAGGATGTTCTCTTAATAAAACATCTTGTACATATCTACGTAGATACTCTCTTTGAGCGAACATATCACCTGAACCTATTGTAACATTAGGTCTAATATTTCTCTTACCCCAGTCTAATACTTTTTCGTATGCGTCTAAGTATTTAAACAATCCCTGACCTGCATCTGAACTTGCAAGTGTAGGATTTAATTTCCATGTTTGTAGTTCACGAACTTGTGATTCTGTATCTATAGTTCCTGCTAGACCAAGACTTTCTCTAAATCCTGGTAATGTCTCAATCAAATATATCTCTATTTCTTTTAGTATTTGTCTCCTTACATAATCTGATACACCAAAGTAGTTAGCATCATTAAGTAACATTCTTCTATTACCTTCGTATATAAACCTACCTTTTGCATTCATTATCTCTGCTGCAACTTGGTCTGTAGTTAAAGAAACTCTATCACCTTCAGTAAATGCTTTCCAATATGAAGCAATATCAAACTCATCTAATGGATTATCAGGATTGTGATAGTATGCTGTGTTAGGTGCAAACTCATATACATCTTGGTTTTCTGCCATATATGCTGAACCCTCTGCTGTGTATGGAGTTCTTACAACTGTTTTAGATTTTCTTTGTAACATAGCAAACGGTTCAAACCCAAATGTAGAAATAAACTCTTTTGTTGCCTCGTATGAATCACCTTTGCTTTTTCTAAGCATGTCGTAATATAAATCTGTAAATACAGAAAACCCAAACATTACTGCACCATCATCTCCTGCAGGAAAGTCTCTAATATCTAATTTAAGTTTTTCTTGTATTTCGTCTGTTAAAAACTCTTCAGGTACTTGTTTGTAATATCTAACTGTACCTCCTGTAGGAGCAGCGAATGCTAGAGCAGCTTGTATCAATGTAACAAATGTAGCTGTTTTCTCTGCAGCTTTTACAGCTTCTCTTCTTTCCTGTGTAGTAGTAAATTTAGCTTGTCCTGATAAGACTCTTGCTTTCAATATATCTGATGCAACATTGGCAAACAATCTTCTATACTGTGGGTCTGCATCATCACCAAGTGTCAATACTTTTTTATACCAAGTAGGTAATGCAGCTTCAATAGGTCCTACATTTGAAGGTTCTCCTAATGGAAATATTATTTTTTTAAGAGAAGCAAATCTCTCTGTATCGGGTAAATATGAAGCAGGTAACTGTATTACTGGTCCAAATCCTGGTAGAACACTTTGTCCAATTAAGTTAAGACCTGAAGTATAACCAACAAGGTTTGCTCTAATACCTGATTCTTCATCTACAATTCTGTCACTTAATCCCTCATTAAATGCAAAGTTAAATACTTCTTCACCTGTTACTGGGTCTGTAGTAAAAAAACCGTTTTCTTGTGCTTTGTTTACTAACAGTTCTGCTTTACGTAATTTACCTGGATTGGTTGCAATAAGTCTTGACCATGTTCCTAATACTTCTTTATACACTTCAGCGAATGGAAATATTAATCTTGTAGCATCTGAAAATTGTGAACGTTTATTCAAGTCATATAGCAATCTTCTAACTTCTTCTAATGCAAAACCTTTAGATATTTCATCAGCTCTACGTGTACCAATCTTGAATGCATCATCTACATCAGAGACTAAAGACTCTAGTCTTTGTATATATTTTTTATCTAAATTATTTTTCTTAGCCTGTTTAATTAGATTATTTAATGCAGTCTCTGTAAGACTTGGTGCAAGTTTTTCCATTTTGTCATAATAGAACTGTCTAAATGCAGGAGACCTAGATAGTTTGTTTGTAGGTGTAGAACCAAATATTCTAAATATAGAAGATACTACTTCATCATATTTACTTAAAAGACTTGAGTCTACGTCTACCTTAGATACTTTTACATATTCAGGTCTGTTGAATGGTAAATCACTGTTATCCCATTCTTTTAATTTTGCACCTAATGTTTGTTTTGTTTTGTTATATTCTGCTTTAAATTCTTTAGATATGTTTTCTAATGATATAAATTTACCTGCTACCTCTCCACTTCCATTTGCAATAAGATTTAGTATCTCATTATCTCCTGTTTGTGTAATTCTAAATCTAGGTATAAAGTCTGCATATTCTGTAGGTATTGCTTCTCCTGATTTTAATATTATTTCTTGACCATCTACAACAATATATTTTTCATAAGTTCCGCCTGCTTGTTTGTGCAGTCTTGCCTGTATAGATTCTAAGTAGGCTCTTACATTTTCTTTTGATTCTAATATTCTTGCTTTTTGTGCATAAGATGCATCATCAGCTAATTCTACAAAATCTTCTAATAAAGGTCTTAAATCTCCACTGTAAGCTGCATTTACTAACTCATCAAATGTTGCGTACGTTCCTTTAGCATTACTTATTGTTTGAGCAAGCGCTCTTGCAAGAACATCATTAGCTAATAGTGTATTTTCTAATACATAACCATCTAAATATTTTTTATTACCTTTTGCTACTGCTACAAATATATTTGACCTTTTAGGAGCAAGTCCACCAATAGCTACTGATTTACCTCTAGCCATAGAATTTTTAAAAGATACATCCATTAGAAACTCATTACCTAAAATATCTTCTAGTCCTTTAGGTTTAATTCCAGGTATTTTTGCTAAAGCATTTTCTACTTTACCTACATACTTACCTGCAGATGGTGTTCCTAATACCCATGCAATATGTGATATTGGGTGATTAAATACGCTTGTCATATCTGCTGCCCACATTCTTAATTGCTCTTCTCCTACAACTCTTGATGTCCAAGCAGCTCTAAGAAGAATAAAAGGTTTCCACAAGCCTTGCATATAAGTATCTGCTATCTGTGTTAATGCACCCTCTGTAACTCTGACACCATCAGGGTCAACACCATAAAATAGTTTAGATAAATTTTTTGCTACAAAGTTTGCATCATCCGCTTGTGCTTTTACAAATGTTTCTAAAGTAAGGTCTTTACCTGTAAGTTTTCTACCACCAATAAGTCTCCACATAGCATTTCTTGTATTGCCTACAATTCTTGCTAAATCTCTACCACCAGGTAAAAATATGTTTCCATCAAAATATTCAGCAAACAAATGTGCAGTTGGTTGTATTTGTATCTTTCCATCTACAATAATGTCTGACTTTGCACCAAGAAATACTTCAGGATTACCTAATTCATCGTGAAAGTAATCTCTCATCTTAGATGTATCTGCTTCAAACTTTTCAAATGCTCTACCAACGTATCCTTCACCTAATACTTCATCTGTAGCAGGGAATACTTCATCATTTAAAAACTTAAATATTTTTGATACAATACCGTAACTAGGTATAGCTTCGTTTGGATTTGAACCTTTACCTTTGACTTCAGATGTTATATCTACAAATCCTCTTAATAGTTCATCTTGTTTTTCTACAGCAATACCTACACCATCCATAAATTCATTTAGTTGGTCGTATGCTTCATCTAAATTTTTAACATTTAGGTTTACTGGAGGCAAATCTCCCATCATACGTACAATAGGTGTACCTTGCCATTGTCTTTTAACAACTGCTTTTAGTCCTAAATCTCCAAACTCAGGGTCAAACATCTTGCCTAATGTTGTAGAAAACTTGCCATTGAATATAGCTGATGTAGGGTCAAATCTTTCAGTAATAGTTCCTCTTGATATTTCTCTTCTAAGTGCATTTATAACACCTTCTGTATTTGCATCTGCTAATTCTCTATACAATTCATGTGGTATAGCATCTCTATTTTTTCCAAATATCTTTTGTATATTCTTTACATTTGTTTCTTTACCCATTAGTTCAGCAATTTGTCTACCTGGTCCTCTTAAAAAATAATCATCTGCAGTAGGTTGATGAACTGATTTTCTTATAGCTTTATCTATAATTCCTACACCTTGTAATGATTCACCTGTTTTGAATGCTTTCTTTGCTTTGCTTATTTTTCCAATACCTAAACCAACAAAGTTAAGTGGGTCTAATCCCGCAGTAACACCAAAGTCGATTGTTCCTGACATAATGTTAAAACCTTTTGTTCCTGGTTCAAATACATTTGCAGCGACTACTGTACCTGGAGATAATATATATCCATCTTGTGCTAATAAACTATTTACATCTTGTCTTTCTTCTATAGTTATTGGTTTACCTAATTGTTCTTCAATAATATTTCTTGCTTGTGATATAACTTGTTCATCATCAGTAGAATCTACAATAGCTCTAAATATATCCATGTTTTCTGCAACATCACTATTTCCAAAGAAACCTGCACCTAAGTTAACATTGTTTCCTGCTACTAACTCTTCTATTGCTCTGCCAAATACTGTTTTACCTAGTTGCTCTTTGTTCTCTCTATATTTTTTATAAAAAGATTCTTCACCCTCATCTCTTGTAAATGGGTCTGTAAGAAAACCTAGTAATGGTCCTCCTAAAGCAAGAATAGGATTGTCACCTCTTTGAACATGTGTAGCTGCAGCAGCTTGAAAAGGTCTTTTAATAACAGCCTCTGCTAATGAATCTGCAGCAACAAAAGCTGTTCTTACAAAACTTCTTCCTGCATCTCTAATTTTTTTAGATAAAGATGCTTGTTGTTCTAAATATGAATCTACTACTTGTTTTATCTCAGGTGCTTGTATTGCCAGTTCAGATAATCCTGAAGCTATAATCGCACCACTAGGCATTACATTACCTAATTCACTTGCTAACTGTGATGTATGAAATCCTTGAGACCTTGTTATCTGATTTTTAACAATTTCTGTTTCTTTTATTTCTCTTTCTTGGTCAAAGAGTAATTGCAACTCTGCATCAGGGTCTACCCAATACTGTGAAAATCTTACCATGTTAATTTACTCCGTAAGTTTTTTGTTGCTTTTTCATCTCACTTTCCATCAAGGCTAATATATCTACGTCAGGATATACATTATACAATGTCCTCAATACTGCTAACTTATCTACAGGAACTTGTGTTTGTGATGTAATTGAGTCCTCGATAGCTGATATATTTTTTCTTTGTGTCTCTGCTTTCAATGGAGTTATACTTGCGCCTGTTGCTCTAACTGTATCTACTGGCTCAACTTCTTGTACTAATTCCCCAACATCAGGTTCTTTGTATTGTTCAAAACTTCTAACTAATTCTGCGTTTCTTGCTCTTTCTAAATCTTGTCCACCACCAACTAAATCAGATGGATTTATTTTATCTTTACCTGGACTGTAATTTAATTTATCTTTACCTCGTGTCATTTTCACCTCTTATAATTAACAAATCAATTCTTAATCCAGGAAACTGAGCTATAGTAACTGCATTAAATAAAAGTCCATCTTGGTACTCTTCACTGAATGGTTGACTTTGAAATTCAGGATACTCTTCAAGTATCATATCTAAAAATTTTTCGTTAAAATATTCTTGCATCAATCATCACCTGCCCAGTTAGGATTACCTGCGTAATCTTTATTACTTTCTTCCATTATTGACCTGCAGCAATCTGTGCAAATATATCTTGTACTGATGTAGGTCCTTGTCCTGGAGCAGCTCCTGGTTGTTGTGCTGCGGCTGCTGCTAACTGTTGTTCTTGTTGTTGTTCTACTTGTTCAGAGAAGAACTCTTCTAATATATCATCTATCTTATTAGGGTTTCTATATATTTCTGTAATAGCTGACATAGCTTGCATATCGCCTTGTTGTGACCTAGCTAGTAATGATTCAAACAAAACACGCTCTGCACGTTCTTTTGTAATCCTATCGTTAATCTTTGTAAGGTCTTGTAAACCATCCATTTCTTCTTGCATAGTTTGTC